CTAGTGCCTCAGATACCTGAATTGATTGGTTACGCTATACTCAAAAACGAAGGAATAAAAACATGAAGATAAAGAATATTGAGTTTGATGGGATAGATACAGGCGATTATCCCGACTTCTGCGATGCCTATATCGTCTACGCAGAGCACGAGGATGGAACACCACTAACCGAGGAAGAGTTAGAGGCTATTCCAAGCGATGTTGTTTATGATAAACTTATGGATTACATTCACTGAAAGGACTAAATATGTCTTGGTTACTAAACAATCCAGAAAAAGAATACATTGAAGCTGTAAAGACCGATGTGATGCGGACATGGCGTAAGTTTGGATTCGTTCCTCCATCGGAGCAAAAGGTAGACTTTAAAGAAAGCCTTGATGCTTTGGACAATCTAACCATAAGAGGCAAGAATGAGAAACCTAGTAGCGAAGTATGCTCAGAGAAGCGGAGCAGGGAGACACAAGAGAAAGGACAGGACTAAGATGAGTTACATTGGACAAGAGGATTGGGTTCACATTGATGACTTCAATAAAGAGACCGATAGGCTAGAGAATCGTGTCTCAGAACTTGAACAAGTCATTAAAGACCTTGAGTATGACGAGAGGTTCGTTCTGTCCCTTATCATGGGTCTGCGTGAGAAGGCCAAAGGATTGAAGGCGTGGGAGATAGTCGGAGGATGCGATCAGATAATTGCTTTTCACTCTGCCGTGTCAATCGTTGAGGCCAAGGCGATGCTGGATAAGGAGAAACCATAATGGCTGCATGGTTAATAGCGGCGATGGGGCTGGTCTATCTGTTTGTATCGGTAGACCTGTTGCTAAAAGGTAACACAGGGCTGGGGATTGCTTTCATCGGCTATGCCTTGGGTAATGTAGGGTTAACCCTGGAGGCGATGAAGTGATAAATTTCTTGCTTTTGATGTTGTTTTCTGTTATCTTCGGCCTTTGGCGAGCTTATTTGGAGAAAGACGATGACTAGAGTATCAGGTGTCCCTTATGAGGTAGACCTACCAATGACCAAGGCAAGCGTGTCTGATCAGTTTGGTAGCGTGGAGGAATTGATAGCAGAACTAGAAAGAGAGAACTTTATGCTCAGGGCTAGGGTTCAGAGACTAGAGGAGGAACTAGCCAATGCCTCTAGAAAGCCATAGGAAGGCCTGTATTGGCTTGCTAGGGGTTGGTGTAGGGCTAGGTATGGACAAGCCTATTTCAGAGGCTTAGAAGGAAAAAAAAAATAAACCTTGACTTTTGAGGTGACATGTGTTATAATAATAGTGTTGCTAAAAAAGGAGAATGACATGCAAAATGAATTTGATAGGTGGAATGAGAAAGTAAATCGGATAGAAAACAATTGTTGGGAATGGACAGGAGCAACTTACAGAAGAGGTTATGGGCATTTTCGAAGAAAGATAAATGGAAAGTGGATTATGTATAAAGCGCATAGGTTTTCTTATGAGTATTTTAAAAACCAAGGAGAACTCATAGACTCTTCTAAACTTATTTGCCACTCGTGTGATAATCCACAATGCGTAAATCCTGAACATTTATTTATTGGAACGGTGCAAGACAACATAAATGATAAATTAAAAAAAGGCAGACACCGAAGCGGATGTAAACAAGGACATAGAATGTTATCTGATACAGATGTTTTAAAAATAAAAAACGAATATGCTACTGGAAAGTATAGTATGAAAGAAGTCGCACAGCTAAATAATACGAGTGCTGCTCAAGTGTGTAGAATAGTAAATAATCAAATACACAGAAAGGTAGGGACGGAAAATTAGATGCTTAAGTTGTAACGAAAACCTGACAGATTTTGAGTCAACTAGGCGGTATGCTTCAACTGATGAGTTTCTTGACCTTTGCAATCGTTGTTTTGTAAGTGTTAGTGATGACTTACATACTCTTGAGCGAGGTGACTTAGCTCATGATGAGGACATTGCAGAGCATGAAGATATTCATCACTGTGGATTAGACATTGACAGGGACTACTAAATATGATACAATCTCTATATAGACTTATTAAGAATCTAAATAGTATCTATTACATTATTATAAAGAAATAATTATAAATATATTTTTAATTACTTTATAAAGGAACTATGTAATGTATGACGACCAAGAAAGATTTATCGCTGAGACAGGCGAAGAAGCTCATTATTGGTTTGCTTTGTCTGCCTTTACCGACCTGTCCATAGAGCATGGCCTGGACAAGGTGTTGCAAGATATGGTTGAATTAAGACTCAAACGATTGGAGAGAATCAATGGGTGAGCAATTACGATCACATCAACCATGTAACGATTGTGGTAGCAGTGACGCACTGACTTACTACGATTGGGGCAGTATGTGTTTTAAGTGTGGCAAGACTAGGCGTAACGGTAAAGGTGACGGAGTGGTTCAAACACTAACGAAAGTGAGCACGAGGTTGAGCAATGTCCATGAACTACAATACGAGTCAATCAAGGAAAGAAGTCTTACACGGGACACTTGTCTCGAATATGGCATTGGCATTAAAAACGGTAGCTATTATTTTCCTTACTACTCTGGCGATGATCTGGTAGCGTTTAAGAAGCGACAGATTGCTGATAAGCGATTCAGTATCGAAGGTGATTGGAACAAAGGAACTCTGTTTGGACAACAATTATTTGCCAAAGGAGGCAAGTATGTCACGATTACCGAGGGAGAGTTTGATGCTGCGGCAGCGTATCAGATGCTTGGTTCTAAGTATCCTGTGGTTTCTGTTAGGAATGGTGCAGGTAACGCAGCACAAGATATCAAGAATAATTATGAGTGGCTCGACAGCTTCGAGAATGTTGTCATCTGTTTCGACAACGATGATGCGGGTCGAGTTGCTGCTACACAAGTCGCTGAGATCCTTGGAACTAAAGCCAAGATATTTAAAGGAACCAAAGACTATAAAGATGCCTGCGAATTCGCTCAAGAAAACAAGGTAGCAGAGTTTGTAAATCTTTGGTGGAAGGCAGAGCGTTACACGCCTGATGGCATCATTGATGGCTCTGTCTTGTGGGACTTGGTGAACCAGCCTGTTGAGACTGCCAAGGTTCAGTATCCCTTTGCAGGACTAAATGACCTCACCTACGGCATCAGAGAAGGCGAACTGGTTACAATCACTGCAGGCTCTGGTCTAGGCAAGTCACAGTTTCTGCGAGAGATTGTGTTTCATATTCTGAATAACACCACTGAAGAGAACATTGGATTGTTGTTCTTGGAAGAGTCTGTGAAGAGAACTGCAAAGAGCATCATGAGTCTTGCAGCCAATAAACCATTGCATCTACCTGATGTGGAGGCCACTCAAGATGAACTTCGTGATGCGTTTGATTCTACACTTGGCACAGGTCGTGTCTACCTTTTCGATCACTTCGGCTCTACTGCTATCGATAATATTATTAATCGTGTGCGCTTTATGGCTAAGGCACTGGATTGTCGTTATGTTTTCCTAGACCATGTATCAATTGTTGTCTCAGCCCAGGAGAACGGTGACGAGCGAAAGGCACTGGACGAAATCATGACCAAACTGCGAATGATTGTGCAAGAGACTGGCATTGCTTTGTTTTGTGTCTCGCATCTCAAGCGTCCTGATGGCAAGGGACACGAGGAAGGAGCAAGCACCTCTCTGTCTGCTCTACGAGGCTCAGGTTCGATTGGTCAGTTATCCGACATGGTGCTAGGTCTGGAGCGTAACGGACAGGCTGAGGACTTGAAAGAGCGTCACACAACACGAGTCAGGGTTTTGAAGAATCGCTTCAGTGGATTGACTGGCCCTGCCTGTGGACTGTACTATGACAGGATTACTGGACGCATGACTGAGACTGTGGTGGAGGAACTATGAGTCATCCTGACCAAGCATTTGGTGATAAGACTTACTCGCAGTTTGGAGAGGACCTTATCCTATTGAATGTGTTTCATAAACTAGGCATCAAGAAAGGCAAGTACTTCGATGTAGGCGCACATCATCCATTTAACATCAGCAACACTGCGCTGCTGTATGAGCGTGGCTGGAGAGGCGTATGCGTAGAGGCTAACCCTAACCACATCCTTGCCTTTGAAGACGCTAGACCAGAGGATAATATCTTGAATGTTGGTGTTGGCTGCTCAATAGGGACTGCGCCTTTCTACATGATTGATGCCTTCTCAGGTAGGAATAGTTTTGATTTTACGAAAGTGTCTGAGTTTGTAGATAAGTACCGACATTTTAGTATTCGTGAAGTCAAAGAGATTCCAGTTGTTACAATCGACAGCTTGTTCAACAGTTTATATGTCCCTGATTTACTTTGTATGGATATCGAAGGTTTTGACTACCCAGTGCTATTGAACATGAACGCAAGGCCAAAGGTTATCTGCGTTGAGAATGAGGGACACATCCAGGACTTTGATGACTTGCTAAAAGGTTTAGGATATGGTAAAATATTTAACACAGTAGCAAATGGAATCTACATACATGAGAGTTGCACTTGATATAGAAACTAACACCAAGCACGACAGAATTTGGTGTTGCTGCACCTATGATTTAGATACAAAGGAAGTTAAGACATGGACAGAAGCAGGAAGTTTTCGACAGTTTATTCAGAAGGCAACACTGATAGTAGCTCACAACGGGATTTGCTTCGACTTTCCAGTACTGAACAGGGTCTGGAAGACTACGATCAAGATACCCCAAGTACGGGATACACTGGTTATGTCAAGACTATCAAATCCGACCAGAGACAAGGGACACAGCCTTGGGAACCTCGCAGGTCTAGTAGGAAGGGCCAAGAAGGAGTTCGAAGATTTCGATGGAGGCTTAACAGAAGTAATGGTTGAGTACTGCCAGGAAGATGTGACAATCTGTGGTGAGTTGTATCACTACCTGCTCAGGGAGTTGAAGGGCTTTGAAGAAACTTCAATTGAGTTGGAGCATCAGGTTCAGGCAGTGATAGCAAAGCAGGAAAGGCATGGATTTAAACTTGATACGGTCAAGGCTATGTGCCTGCTTGGTCAGTGGAAGCGCAGACTGTCTGACATTGAGGAGGACTTGCAGTCTGTCTTTCCTCCGATTGTTACTCAGCGCATCAGCGAGAAGACTGGTAAGCAGTTGAAGGACGATGTAGAAGTGTTCAATCCAGGCTCACGGCAGCAGATTGCTAAACGCTTGATTGAGAAGGGATGGAAGCCTACTAAGTACACTGAGAAAGGACAGGTGATTGTCGATGAATCAGTCTTGGATGGAGTTGATATACCAGAAGCAAAACTTATTGCCGAGTACTTACTGCTTCAGAAACGGGTGGCTCAGGTTGAGTCATGGCTTAAGTTTGTATCTGACGAACACAGGGTTCACGGTAAGGTCATCACCAATGGAGCAGTCACAGGACGCATGACGCACCACAGCCCTAACATGGCACAGGTCCCTAGTAGTTCAAGCCCTTGGGGCCAAGAGTGCAGGGATTGCTGGACAGTAGACGAAGGTAAGGTATTGGTTGGTGCTGATGCCTCATCGTTAGAATTAAGAATGCTTGCACATTACATGAAGGATGCACAGTATGCTAAAGAAATCGTTGAAGGTGATATCCACACCAAAAACCAAGTTGCGGCAGGTCTTCAGACTAGAGCGCAAGCAAAGACATTCATCTACGCTTTACTATACGGGGCAGGGGCTGCCAAGATCGGGAAAATTGTTGGTGGTTCAGAGAAAGAAGGACAAAAACTCATCAGCAATTTTCTTCATAACACTCCGGCTCTCAAGACGCTTAGAGACACTATTGAAGAAAAACTCAAAAAACAAGGGACGCTATCAGGTCTGGACGGTAGGGTCTTACAGGTTCGCTCCGCACACGCAGCACTTAACACGCTACTCCAGAGTGCTGGTGCGATAGTGATGAAGCAGGCTCTTGTCATTCTGGACGAGAGGATTAAGAAGTTGTCTTTGAAGGCAAACTTCGTAGCCAATGTGCATGACGAGTGGCAAATAGAGTGCTCAGAGGAAGACGCAGATTTAGTAGGTGATTTAGCAGTAAGCAGTATCAAGCAAGCTGGTGTTAAACTGGGACTACGATGCCCATTAG